GAAGGGATTGGTAATAGATTTAAAGGAGTCTAAGATAATAATAAGGAATGATAACTCTATACTAATTACACACGCAGACGACACTGCATCAATTGAACTTAAGGGTGGTAAGATAACTAAGTATGCTGACCAGGAAATAGAAAATACTGCAGTAACAAGAATAAAGCACAGTTCTGAAGAAGTTTGGATGGATGGAAAAACAACTAATCTTGGACACTCTCCTCTTTTTTCTGCAGTTTGTGCTGAGCCTTTGTGGGATTTTTTAAAAAAATTAGCAATATCTGTAGACAGTAAAATGCCAGCAACCCCTGGTGTTAATTCAACTCTAGCTTCTAGCTTTGAGCAATTAGCAACAAGTCAAACTGTAAGAGTTACAAGAGAAAATGCTCCTGAGTTTCCAGTAGTACCTGCTAATGCTGATTCTCCGACTGGTATACCTAATAGTGGAACTTCAGGTACTAGCGGAACTAGCGGAACTTCAGGAACTAGCGGAATAACAGGAGTGTAATATGGCTGAGGATATAGGATCTAGAATAGATGATTTATTAGGAAAGGACTTTTCACAAATGTCTGCTGATGAGATATTAAATATAATATCAGGTGGACAAGATTTTAATATACCCTATGAGGACTTACAGTCTAAGGAGGGATTTGATAAAGAACTAGAGAAAAGTCAAAAGGAAGTAGATTCAATAATAGAAAGTCTAAAGCCACAACCCCCGCCAATACCAATTAAAGAAATAGAAGATCTTTCTTGTAAATATGAGGGAGATGATTTGTATAGCAGAATATTATTAGAATCAATTAAAAAAGAGGATCCAAAATTGTATAGATCTCTTTTACAATCTAAAGAATATAAAAACAACTTGCCTATATCAGAAAATAATCTAGGAGTAAAAATTGCGGGGAATAGAGACTTAGGGTTTTCTAAAAAAATACCATCCGATGGTATTACTAAGTATATTAAAAGCAAGAATCCTAATTTATTGGAAAAAATAAACGAGAAGATCTTTGATAATTTAGATCCTCTATTATTAGGTAAACCCTCTAATTCTGGATCTAGGAAGAAAAGAAAAATGAAGGTCCTAGGATTTGAGATTCCTCTACAGTTTATAATGAACAAAACACAAATAGTTCATGTTAAAATAGGAGGAGATGATATAAGTTTAGATGGAGCTTTAGAAAAAATAAATAGCATCCTAAAAACACAAAATAGTAATTCAAATCCTTGTGATTTTAAAGACATTGACGAGAACACGGAATCTGAAAGAATAGATGCTTTTGATGCTAATTTTTATCCAGATGGTGACGACCCTATAATAGATGATGACTGTTTACCTGGTGTTCCGGAGGATCCGATAACTGGAGATCCTTTATTAACTAAATCTAGTTTTGAGGAAGCTTCTTCTGATTTTTGTGATCCTCCAGTTTACGAATTTAAAAGGGAGGAAGTTAGCGATCCAGAACCGCCTACAGTAGATGTAAATGCTATAGATGCTTGTGTTTCCTCTGCTTTAGAAAAGAGCAAAAAATTAGAAGATGATATTAAGCTTCTTGCTAGATGGCAAATGATAGAGAGGAATCTTGAGGAGATATTATATCATTATGAAGCAATATATGAATATCAAAAATCATTGTATGAGAATTGGATATCGAGGGTTCCTAAAAACGAAGGAGGAGATCCTAGCGATTTCCAAATAGGTATATCAATATTAACATACAACGATCAGATTAATGTATATCAAAAGGAACTTATAAATCAGATTCAGAACTATAATAATGATAAGACTATATTTCTTGAAAATAATAACATATTTACGGAAGAGCTTTTTTTGTTAGATGTATATGATACTGAATTGAGTGATTCAGATCTTGAGCAATTATTTAACAACCAGATAGCTGCTGGATTATCACCATTGACTTATGACGAATCAACACAATCTTGGCCGATTAATTTAGGTATTAATAAGTTTAAAGAGAATATAGAGGATATAAGATCCATAATGATTGAGGGTAATTTTATATCTATTATAGAAGAAAAAATACAAGAAACCCAAAATTTATTAGATGCAGCTGTATCTAGCCTTTCAGAGAAAAAACAATCACCTGTTACAATAAACGATGTCGAAAAATCATTTATTCCTAGTAACACTGCAACCTCCGATGTTTATGGACAGGGTAATTCATCTCTAGATATAAACGAAAGGGTTTTTAAAAGTCCCCTTGAAATAACTTTAACAGGAACTTCATACACATATGATTCTTATGGGTATGATTTTTTAAAATCCCTAGAAGACTTCTCTGTTAGATACAAAACAAAATTTGTTAAATCGCTTGGTGAGTTACAATTTGAACTATCTTTTGTTACTGATTATGGATCACCCCTACCGTATAAAAAAACTAAAAAACCTTCTAAAATAAGTTTTAGCGGTTCTAGTTCTGAACCCCTTTCTGAAGTTTCAGAACCAGATGAACAAAAAATAAAGATCGGTAATGAACATTCAGATAATGGAGGTTTACTGGGAGATTATTCCCCTGAGTATTTAAAGTCTTACCAATTTATAAAAATAAACAATATAAAAACTGGATTCCCTGATGTTGCTAAATTCTATGATTTTATAGAAAAAATTATAAAAACTAACGACTCTAAGGAAAGTATAATAAAAAAAATAGTAGATGATAGAGGTATTCTTTATGGTAATCTTATAGAAAAATCTTCTTCTAATTGGTTGTTTTTTACTGCGGATGAAAGGGGGGACAATGACGCTAGAGACCCTTCTAAAACCAGACCATCTAGTTTTACTGATTCGGGGGAGCCAACCCCAGTTTTTACTGATTTCTATAGCAATTTTAAAAATAAATGGAATTCTAAGTACATAGAAAACAAAAACCAATTTATAGATCCTGCTATAAAAAAGCTTAAAGAACAAGCTAGAAAAGCTGGAGAGGGATTGGCAAAAACCCTCCCTGCATCTGATGTTATAGGAATAAGAATACTAGAAAACTACTTCGATGTAAAAAAGAAATACGAGCAGATAAAAGAGATAATGTTATTGGCTGCTCAAAAAATAGAGGAAGCAAATAATTCTATTAGCCCTGATAATGTTGGTAAAAGATTTTCTGATATAAAATGTGCAGGAGCAAATCCTATTCCTGAAGAAAATGACAAAGAAAATTGTCCACCTGTCTGCTGCGGAGAACCTGGATCTGATTTTAATACGGGAAATTATTTAATGTCATCTCCTCCAAGTTCTGATTGTCCTACTATGTTTCAGAGATGTTGGTGGAAGCAATTCTGTAAAGACGTAACTAAAGTTGGATTACTACCATATCCTAATGGTCTTCCTCCTATAGAGGATCCTAAATATTTTTTATCGCAGGGTCCTTCAGTTAGACTCGGTCTTAAATATTGGCCAGTAGGATATCTACCTCCTGCTTTTATACCGATTCCTTTTCCTAATCCTATAGACGGACAACCTTATATTAGGATACCCCTTCCTATGATATGGACTATAGTTCCTCCTATTTTAATACCTCTTCCATTTAATCTAGGAATAATAGTAATATTTATACCTTTCATAGGTGGATTTATGCCTACTCCTCTGGTTTATATAAAAGAATTTATAACAGGGAGTTCTTTATTCTTAACTGGAATAAGAGGACCTAGATTTATACCAAGAAAGTCGGGTCCTAAAATAAAGGATCCTTTTGAAAAAATAAAACAAGCATTATCTTTTGGAGTTCCTGATAAATTAATACCTCTTCCCGGATTTGGATTGGATAACCTAGACTCTTCAGTTAGGGTTCTTGGTGATATTAAATCGAATCTTAATAAGGTTTTTGATAGCGTTCCACCTCCAGGAAATGTACAAAAAATTAGAGATATACAAGATAAGGAAAGAGATCTTAAGAAAAAAATAAGAGATAAAGAAAAAGAACATAAAAAAAAGTCTGCTCTTATAGATTCTCCTAAACCTGATATTTCTGCTGAAACTGAGGAGCTAAAAGCCATAGTAAACCAAAGGAAGGAAGTACTTAAAGAAACTATAAATGATTATATAAAAAATAGCATACCAGATCCTAAATCAATATACTTTCCTAAGGATAAGGATAAATTAAAAATAGATGTACCAGGAATAATAAAATCCCTTAGAATACTAAAGGAGATGAAATCGAGTTTAGTACCAATCGATTGTCCAGACTTCATAAACTTTAAGGATGAAATGAGGGAGGTACTAAAACTAATGCGTATAGTTTGTCCTCCTAAATATGCGATAGAAAATTTTGATGTCGCCAATTCGAGTAAAATATTTATAAGAAAGGACAAGGACCCTAGACTTATGACAGACATAGAGTTTGAAGATCTAGTTAAGGACATAAGAAATGCCTCCCTGGTTATAACAAATGTTATACTCCGTGGAAATAAATTTTCGGTTATAAAAAAAGTAAGAGAAGGGGCATTCTCTATAGTTGAAAATGGGGAATATGAAGGGATTTTTAAATTTCCAGAAATTAAAATAACAAATTCAGCACCAGGGGCTTTAAAATTTTTAAAAAAGAAAAATCCTATAATAGAAGCTATGAAGATAAGGATAATGGATGGATTATCTAAAATAGAATATAGCACTGAGGATTTTTCTAGATATGTTAGATATGAGGGTGAAAATCCTATTTTAGTAATAAGAGTTAAGGACCTTAAAAAACTAATATCTAAAAAGCTAGGATTAAGTAGGATAGGTCCATTTGATCCTGTTAGACCTCTCGATGTAGAAGAACCACTTATTTCTAGATTTCCTTATCCTAAAGGACCCTTATCATGCCTTGGATCACTTAATGGTGGATTCGGTAATGCAGTAGCTGCTTTTGAACTTCCTACTGTATTTCCACTAAAACAGGACCAAATATCACAAACTCCTGGACTGGGCGGAATCATACAGGTTACTATTCCTGGGTCTCAAATAAAGTCATTCCTATCTGAAGCATTAATTAAGAGTCTTGATTCAGGCGGGTTAGAAAAGATCTTTCCCGAAATAAATGATGTGAATTCTCCAAAATTTTTAAACCTTGATACTAACGATATACAGAAGATAAGTAAGACTTTAGTTACTGAATTGATTAATCCAGATTCCCCTGATGTACCGCCTTTTTTAAATGTATTAAAGACTCCTGTATTTCCCCCCGCTAGGCCGACAGATATGATAGAGCAGGCTTTAATAGGATTAGGAGCACCACCTCCAGCAAGGATAGTTTACAGCTTATTCTGGGCATACTTTAAAAGCCTACCTAAAACACCTTTATCAGATCTATTAGTGCTTCCTAAAGTGTCTGCGTCTTCCGAGTTATTATCTAAGATCCCTTGGCCACTTGCGGTGCTTATAGGGAGGGATTTATTAAATATTATTAATCCTATAGCCATGAGCGATGATCATCCCACTTGGAGAAGAATGAGCTTAAAGAATACATACTATGTTGTTTATATAGATGAATTCTTAAGAAGTGCAGCGGATGTATCTGGATTGTTTAAATTCTTTCTTGGTTCAGCAGATCCTGTGTACCCAATACCAGAATTACCTAGCGAACTTAAAAAAGATTTTAATCAAAAAAAATACTAACTTCTTGGAAATTTTAATGCAATTTTATACTACAAACAATGATAAACCCAAATAACATGAAAAACAAAAATTTTAGTTCCTTTGATTATGATTTAGCAGAAAGAGAAAGACTTGAAGCTATTTATAATGGTACCTTCCCAGAGGATAATAAAAAAATGACAGGAAAGGACATACAAAACAATTCTTCTGAAAGCATAGTAATAACATCAGTAGACCTTGAAAAGGGTGTTGCTTTAGGAGAAACCCCATTTGGACAAACTATTATAATTGATACAAGGAAGGAAGAAAAAAACATGAGGAAACTCGGTTATCCTTCAATAGAAATAAATGAGGGACAGACTTTAGATGTCTTAATACAAAAAGATTCTTCAGGTTCTTTTAATGGTTCTGTTTCTGCAGGATACGAGAAAGCTTTAAAAAGAGAATTACATAGATCGATTAAAGACGAGGACTGTGCATTTAAGGTCAGAGTTAAAAATGTTTGTAACGGAGGATTTATGGTGGATCTATCAGGAATAGAATGTTTTCTTCCTGGAAGTCTTGCAGCAGCAAATCGTATTATGAACTTTTCAGACTATGTAGGTAAAGAACTTACAGTAATGGTTGAAGTTTATGACCAAAAGAGAGATATATTTGTTGTATCTTTCAAAAAATATCTTAGAAAAATTATCGACAGGGAAGTTCAGAATCTTTCTTTCTCAACAAGATATCAAGGAACTGTTACAGGATTATCTAATAATGGTGTATTTGTTGAATGGAGCGAAATCTATACGGGAATAATATCCATGGATGATTCTAATAGATCGATATTAGAGAATTATAAGGCTGGAGATTCTGTTGAATTTTATGTAATAGATATAAAAAATCCGCAAAGAATAAATTTATCTGTTACAGAGCCTAATGGAAAAATGAAAAGTATTCAGGAAATGAAGGATACTTCATCCGAAGTTTTAGGGGAAAATACCGATTTGAAAATATATAAAGGAGAGGTTACTAAAATTAAAACTTTCGGGGTTTTCGTTAAAATGGAAAATGGATTGTCAGGTCTTATCGAAAAAGAGAAATTAGTAAGCTCTATTAAAGAATACGAGGTTGGGCAATCGGTTGATTTCTCGATCTTAAGTGTAGATAGTTCTACTCTTAAAATACAATTAATAGAGAAATAAAAGTTGGCTAATTTACTTACTAATGATTTTTTCTACTCCGCTAAATTGGGTTTTGAATTTGAGTTCTATAGTAACTTAAATAGAAATGATATAGCGAGAGAGCTAGGGAAAGTATTAGGAAAAAAGATACTTCTTTTTAATAAATATCACTCTAATTTTAAACCTAACAAGGACATATTTAAATTAGAGCCGGACTACTCAGGAGGATCCAAGATGGTTGAATTCATCACGGGCCCTCTTCCTTATTTTGAGGCCATAGTAATTCTCATAAAAACATTAAAATGGATAGATGAGAATGGGTACACTGATAAAAAATGTGCTTTTCAATTTGGAGTGAGCATAGACACATCGATTTATCCAGAGGTACCTCCTATGAATCAGATTAATACCCTTAAGTATATTTTGGGATTTGATGAGAACTTTATCTATAAGAGATTTCCGGAGAGAGCAGGATCGTTATATGCTAAATCTATAAAAAGAATAGTTCCTATAAATAGATTTGTAGATCCTAGTAATATCTCTTTTATTGATAAAAATCTTTTCGAAGTGCCTTTAGAAAAAAATATGGGAATAAATTTCCTAAAACTTCCAGAAGGATATTTTGAGGTTAGATATTTAGGAGGGAAAGATTATCAAAAAAGATATACAGGGATTAAAGAAGTAATAGATTATATAATAACTTATACGGTAGAGGTATTAAAGTTTAATAATGGATTTACTGATAATGATTTAAAAATCTTAAAAATGTTCTTGAATGAGATTTACAAGAACTCTTCTACTTTCATTGACCCTGCTGCATTTCAGAAAAATTACCCGCACATGAATATCATGGTGGATCTACGTTCAGATCCACAAATACTAAGATCTTTCTTTCTCACTATAAGGGAAGTTCTTTATGATCTAATTGTAGAGAATAACATTAAGGAGGGATTAATAAATTATGACAGCTCCCTGGGTAAATTCCAATTAAAGGACATTAAAACTCCTAGGGCTTATTTGCTTAAGGATTATGATATTCTTGAAGGTGAGATAGCAGGTAATTTATTAAATTGTAGATTGTTTACTTGTAAATTAAACGATTGTACTATAGAGGAGTGTGATCTTATAACGAACAACGAAATAAATCGTTCTAAGATAATGATATCGGATCTTTACTTTACTAATACGGTACACGATAGCTACATAGATAATAAAGATAAAGAAATAAACTGCGAGGTTTTTGGGGGAATAATAAGATCTGGATTCATCGGCAAATTAGCAACTATATCTCCAGAAACTGAAATTGTTAAAGATGCTGAAGATGATAAGAAGTTAAAAGGAAGTTTAAAGAAAAAACAATTTCCTAATAGAAATGCTGGGGATCAGCCATCCCAGCCTGCTAGATTTTCTGATAATAATTCTAAGCCTTCTGGTATACCAGGTATAAACTTCAAATCAAATAATTAAATCACATGACTGAAGCAGATCTAATTCAAGAAATAAAGGATGACATCTCTCATTCTTGTGCTTTACCATATAATCTCAATGAGCAGGAAATAAAAAGGATTATAAAAAGAGCTAGAGCTTATTTTTATGACAATTATCAGTATGCTGTGGAGGATAGAATATTTGTACTAGGTAGAGAATTATTTTCAACACAATCTTTTAGAGCCGCCAGACAAATACAGATGCCATCGTGTGTTAGATCCATATACGAGGTTAGAGAAGTAAATGGTTCTGGATTAATCGGTACACCTGATAAGGATTTTGGTGATTCTAAATTATTAGGATCTGAACTTATGCTTTCTCCTTTTGCTGGTGACAATTTAGTTTATAGAACTGTTTTATATTCATTCTTTGATTTAGCTAAAGCATATTTATTGGAAACATACGCATTTAACTATAACAAAAACACAAAGAGACTTACTATCCTTGGTAGAGATCCAAACAGAACGTACCAAACCGATGGAGGAAGTTCATCTACACTTTTTACCGGAACGGATGTTGGTGTTAGAGCTTATATAGATATCCCAGAGGAAAGCCTATACGATGACGAATTATTTGTTAGATTCTGCTTGGCAGAGGCTAAGATTAATATTGGTAGATTGTTAGGTACATTCGAATATAATCTCCCAGGTGGTGTAAGAGTTAATTATAACAATATACAAACTCTTGGAACTACAGAAAAACAGGAGATTATCCAAATGATAAAAGACGAGAATACACCTTCATACTTCTTGCAGTGGAATTAATTTATTGTGTTATTAATCCTAGGAATATATAGAACAAGATGGCAAGATATTCCGAAATTTATCCGAGGAACCCAGACGATCCTAATTACAAGGAAGGACTTTTACATACCGATGACGAAGTAGAAATACTTATTGGTATGATTAAAAATTGTATGATGACAAGGCCTGGTGAGGTTTTGGGAGACCCTTATTTTGGTATAGATCTAGAAGGACTTATATTTGATCTTGATGTTGATCAGAATACTTTAACAAGAGCAATAGATTTACATTTACTTACTTATGTTCCTTTAGCTTATTCTGTTTTTAACGTGGAGTTTCAAGTTGGGTTTATACGAGGAGAAACGAGAGATGCGTGTGTTATAGATTTTGCCATTAAAGGAAACCCTATATTAGGAATTAAAATATTATAGAAATGGATTTATTATCAAAAAATCAAGCTAAAATATCTGATTTAATAGCTCAAACTTTTGAGCTGATTCAGGCTAGGTACGGAATGTCTAATCAATTATTTACCGTTGCTTCTGTATGGGGACAAATAATATTCGTATTAGATAACTTATCTCAGTTTGTTTTATTCTTTATTGAGGATTCAATTACAGAATTAAATATAAATACGGCAACAAGAGAATCATCTATCTATGGATTGGCAACCTTAGCTGGTCACAATCCAACCAGAAACATATCTGCTAAAGGCGAGGTTACTATTAAATGGAACGGAAAAAATATAGAAAACATCGGAGGAAGTGCAGTACTTATTCCTAAAAATTCACAAATAAAATGCGTTAATAATGGTAAATTTTATTTATTAAAATTCCCTCAGGAATATACAAGATTAAACCTAGATGGTACAGCAAATTTAAGATGCTCAATAATGGAGGGTACTCTTTCAGTTAACCAATATACTGGGAGTGGTGATTTTCTTCAGAGTTTTAATATATCATCAAGAGGTACATCAGGTATAGAAAATTTTGAGGTTTATGTTAAAGTAAATGGTGTAGAATGGAAAAGATATGACTCTTTATACGATATACCACGAAATGGACTTGGGTATTTAGTAAGAAGCTCCCTTATATCAGGAATAGACGTTTTCTTTGGAAATAGGGATTTTGGATTACCCCCAGCAGCTGGATCGGTTATAGAGATAACATACTTAGAATCATCCGGCAGTGGAGGGAACTTGCTACTCGACGATTCGTCCCAAGCTATATTTAATTTTGATTCAGAAGGCACAGATCTTTTTGGGAACACTGTTACACTTTCAGACGTTCTCCAAGTTTCTTGTACTATTGCTCCACAGATGGGAGCAAATCAAGAGTCTGTAGATTTAACAAGGTTAATAGCACCTAAAACATCTAGAAGCTTTGTTTTGGCTAATCCTACCAATTACATAACATTTTTCGAGAAGTTTGGCCAATTTTCTATAATAGAGGCTTTTACAACTTTTGATGATCAGTATATAGATGATGATAATATAGTTTACTTAATTTTAGTTCCTGATATACAATTAACTTTAAAAAGTAACGAAACATACTTCGATATACCAGTTTCAAGATTTAAACTAACTCAGCCACAAAGAGACAGGATCTATCAACTATTAGATGAGAGCGGACAGAAAATAGTAACAACTGAAGTTAAAATATTAGATCCCGTTATAAAAAGATACGTCGTAAATATAGCATTGACTATGTTCGAAGGTAATGATCCTGATACTTTAAAGACAACTATAACAAATACCCTTAGTAATTACTTCTTAAATATTAGGAGGAGGGATAAAATACCTAGATCTGACTTAATCGCTTCTATAGAAGAGATAGAAGGAGTAGATTCTGTTTCTTTATATTTTGTAGGCGAAGAAAACGAAGCAGCAAAAGCACAAAATCCTAATTCTCCGGAGATAGGATTCGATGAGTTTGGAGATATACTAATGGGTAAGGATGAGATAGTTATTATATCAGGAGGATGGGAAGACAGAAATGGTATATTCTATGATCTTGGAGCAGGAATGGAAACCTTGTCATCAATCAATATAGACATTAGAGCTATTGTTCCTTATACTTATAATGCTAGGGTAAATGGATTATTAAAAAGCTCACTAAAAACAGGAAATTAAAATGGAAAAGCAAAGCTGGTATGATTTCATAAAAACACAAAACGAGATAAGATCCAATGTTGGATTTGACTACGAGAACAAGATATTTGAAAATACTCTATCGAATCCTATCTTACAAGGAGATGCAAATAGAATGGACATATTAGCTAGTATAGAGAGGGTAGTTTATTATTGGTTTGAAACTGCTAAGTACATAAAGAACTATATTAACTATACAGTTCCTAAAAACAACAAATACGTGAGATAGAATGACTCTAGAAAATCTTTTATTCTTTGACAAAAAAGGAGACCAATATATTTTTAAATGGAATGGAAATTATTGGGAGGGTTCAGTACTTTTCCCTATTGTTTCTGAAAAACTATTTGAGGTACAACACATCTTTATAATAGAGAAATTTTTAGATTTATCATCAGAAATAAAATACGGTTTCCCTCATTCTTATGGAGTTAGCCCAGGTTCTCCTGTGTGGAGAACACGATGGGAGTCTAATTATGACGGAAAAAAGGATGTATCTAATATAATATACACCTACGAACTAGGAGTGGATAGTGAATTGGATGCTCCGATTCTAGTTAAGGCTAATAATATTGAATTTTATCCGGAGGTTGTTGTAGGAGACACTATTGCTTCTCCTAGTGGTATAGTTGTTACTAGTGATATTAATCCTTCTTCAATGCAAATTAACATTGCATTAAATTCTGATACAGAAGGGATATATGATAGATCGTTAATATTGGAGGACTACAGCGATCCAAATAATCCTGTAACAATATTAAAGGTTGGATTTCACGGTGAGGTAGAGGGTGAAGACAGCAGACTTGCAGTTTTATTAGGTAACTTTGGTAGAGAATTTAATCAGTCGGATGCTCTAATAGTAAGGGAAGGAGACATCAAGGACGAATTTCCCGATTATGAAATAATTAACAAAAAGAGAAAAGAGTTGCTCTTAGCTGGTGAGAGTATATTTCCCTATTTAGGTTCTTATAAATCATTATTTAACGCCATAAAATTCTTTGGATATTATGACTTAAGGGTTAAGGAATACTGGTTAAATATAAAAAAAGATGATGCCGATACGCTAACGCCTTTACAACAAAATCAAAAAATATTAAATCAATTAAGCCAGCCTAATATAGAAGGACAGAGTAAATTAGAACTTATAAGCAGCTTAATAAAAGACGAAAACGAGGGTAAGTTTAAACAGGTAGAGGTATACGGTAAAAGAAAAGACGGAACATTTGGTTTAAAGAAACAATTTGAACAGCTTTTCCCTTCTAAGTCTTTTAAGAAAACATCATTATTTGGTTTATTCTATGATATAAATAGGGTTTTAGAAGATCAAGATGAGGATCAATATGGATATCCTATAGTTGAAGATTCATTTGCTTTTAGTCCGGAGGAGGTACTTATAAAATTATTTGGATTAAAGGAAAGGTTAAAGAGGGATTATCTTCCTCTTAATGCCAGGATAATTGATATAACAGGAGAGGGAGTTTACTTTAATATTTATAAAACTAGAGGGTGGACTGATAGGGTAGATATAAGTGAAATTAAAGGAGGTATAAAAGTTGACTTCAATGTTTTCCCAGAGAATGGATATATTGAGGATCTTAGGCCTTTCTATACTAAACCTAACCAACAAGGATTATTATATCCTGCCATAAATGGAACGGAGGAAGGTATAAGCTATTACGGAAATATTACGGACCCTTATTCTTCTTTTCAAGAATATCCTATATCATCTATTCCTTCTTGGGAGAATGCTATTAAGTCTTTCTATGATGATGTAAACAATGGAACTATGCCTAAATTTTTAGGCGACGGTGATTACGATTATCCTGGATATAAGTTATTTTCAAATGGTAGCGAATATGTGTTTCCTGCAGGGTGTCCAATAATTATTAAAGATAATACGTTTACCCTTTCTTGGGAAGAAATAAGTGCAACGTGGAATTCTTTTGATACTACTGTAACCACTACTCCTTTACAAATAGCTAGCTACAGTACAACCACTACTAGCAACCCTGGTGGACCAGCTCAAATTGCTACAAGTACAAGTACTTTTACATTACCCACAACTTTTCCTTCTAATGTAACTATTAATATTGGTCCAGGTAAAGATTGGTTCGACACATCTTTTCCTGAGGTTATATTTGTTAGGGTTGAATCTATAAATTCACCAGGTAATTTAGTTTTGGGTTATTGTAGTGCTGGTGATTATAATACTGTAACCGGAGATCTTTATATACAGATGATGTATACGAGAGGATCTGGGGAATATTCAAATTGGAAAGTTACACCAACAAATTTAGGATTTAGCACATATAATTTTGAATATTACGAAAATTTTGTTCAATCCGATGGATTTTACTCGTGGAATAGAATACCATATTTGGATTTTTATGAGATTGAATGGACAATATACAAAGACGATGACGAGAGCCCGTATTTCTTTCAAATAAGGGGAGGGTTACCTGATTTAGAAACTATTGTTCATTTTGTTCCTTATGTTGGTAAATATAATATCAAATGTAGAGTTTGGGACACTTTAAACTCTATATCTTTGGGAATAAAAAGATCTGTATTAAAAGTAGATAGAAGATCTATAGAATTAAATACTATTACTAGATTTAGAGAATCTGAAATCTACAACTGGGAAAATGCACCACTAAAATGGGACAGTTATCCTTCTCAGTGGATTTTCCCTGTTGAAAATACCAATAAGATTCTTAACATTTCGGATATGATAGAAAATTATCCGGAATATTCCAACAACTTTGAAGAGGGTCAAATATGTGAGGTACTCAGTAAGATTCCAGAAGTTAAAGCAACAATAGACTTTGAAATAGGCATAGATAAAATAGACATTGTTAATATTGTCAGTACATACAACGGATCTGGATATTCTCTAGCTATAGTAACTACTACAACGCCCCATGGATACTCTTCTGGTGATACTGTATGGATATATGATTCCACTGGTTCTCCCTATGCACAATATCCAATAACAGTAACTGGCGCCAATACTTTTGAAATTCCAGAAATAATTATAACTGCAATAACGGGTGGATATGTCTATGGTTCTGGTAATATTAAGATAACTGCTGACTCTCTATTAATAGCTGATTGTAATTTTTTAGGTGATTTAAATTCAACATCTAGTTTAATATACAGTACAATAAATTCTTCACCATTAAATCCTAAATACAAGGTTATAAATCTAATCGATTCAACAACTCCTGGATATAAAAAGTTTACTTTACAGGCTCCTAATAATAGTGGAGCTTTATGGAACGGGAAATCTTTAAATATTCAAGTTACCGGTTCTATACTTACATCATTAACATCCGGGTTATTTAGTGGAGGATCTAACGAGACTGAAGAATATTTAGAATACAATTTTACAAATCTTCCTAATAAAAATATAAGATTCTGGGGTACTAAAAGACTTTCTTGGGATACGTTCGAGGACTTTGAATTTGAAAAAGCTTATGCTCATACATGGGATATGTATGATTACCATAACGATTGGTTAGGCGGATTTGATTTATACTCTTTACAATATGGTGATAGAGTCAGAGTTACGAAAGATTCATTAGGTTTAGTTTTTGGAGAAACTGATTCTCCTGGTAATAATTATTTAGATCTTAGCGAAGCTGCAGATCAGTTAAATGATTCAATCGACGAGAATATAAAAAGATTTGATTACACTGTTAGAGGATTCTCGGAACTCCCTAATAACTTCTATATAAATAGTAACCCTATATCTCCCGATCTTAGCACCAATCCGGGACCTAAAAATATCTCATCGACTTTTTATAAAGTACCAACATATTCTCCCGTTTTATTTCAACCTACTGGGATAGCTTGGGACGCAGATGGCGATATTTGGGTAACAGGGGAAGATGTTATTAAATTCGATGGTGCTAACTATACTGTATATGATTCTTCTAATAGTGTTATGCCAGGAGTTTCTATTTTAACTAATTGTATAAAAATAGATAGAAACGATGTTAAATGGATAGGGATAGAAAACAGTTTAACCCCACTAATAAAAATAAACGAGAAGGACCCTTCTGATAGCTTAGCATATTCGGTTAGTGATTTCGTAGATAATGGAGGAAATCCTGTTAGTCCTATAACTGCTTCAAGTATAACATCTATAGAAATAAACCCACAGAGTGGAGATATATTTGCAGCATTTACTTGTAATTCTTCTCCATCCTTTGATGGACTTTTATTTTATGATTCGTCCGCTAAATCGTGGGGCCTTTATACAACCAACAATTCCGATATACCTTCTGATAATATCAGAGACCTTAGATTGGAATATTATGGTATTAATAAATGGTATCTATGGATAGCAACAGATGCTGGCTTATCTAGATTTGATGGGGTAAGATTCAAGAATTACAATTCAGGAAATTCTGGTATTCCTAGTGACAATGTTTATTCTATAGAATTGGATAAACTAAATCATAAATGGATAGGAACAGATTCTGGATTAGTTTATTGGGATCAGATTAGATGGGCGGTTTGGAACAATTCGACAAATCCTGAATTATCTTCAGGATCTTTTGGAAACATAGTAGAAACTGGTAACGCTAACATATGGTTTACCATAGACACTACCTCCTCACCAGGGTCTGCAGAATTATATTTCTTTGATGGATATTTCTTCACTAAGGTTCTATATAGAAATGATGGATTAACCCTAATAGATCCTTGTAATGTATTTCGTGGAAAAACAATGCTTTCTGCTCCATGGAAAACTATTAAAAACGGACAGACAACATATCCTAAGAATTTGTTGTTCTTAACGGACCAAGGAGAAATTGGAAAACTTGATTATGTTATACCACATATACATGCAACATCTAAAACACCAGGAACTAACGGATGGGATTTTGTTTATCACGAAACATCTACACCTTTGCCTTCTGTTGAGTACATTTATAAAAGTGGTATAGGTGATTCTCAGCTAGGATTTAGTTTTATAGTAGGTCCTTTTGTAGATAATATCACATTAAATTCTGATTACACGAGACCTGTTATGCCCAACGTGGACAGATACTCTTGGTATAAGCCTATTTGGCAGCGTTATAGCGTTGATCGATTGAAAGATCAGTTTCCATCTTTAAACCTCGACGATGTCTTCTTATACGCTCCGCTACGAGATATTTTAAACGGAAAAGCTAATAAAGAACCTTATTGGAGAAATTCACAAATAGAGAGGATAGCACAGAAAAAATCCAGGGATCTATTCGAAAATTTTGAATGGGTAATAACTCTAGGTAATAGTAGTCCAGACCAAGGTGTTAAGGTCACTGTAGATAGTGAGGGAGATATAATAGCAATAGGGGATTTCACGGGAACGATATTCATGGGCGAGGTTAATAATATCGGGACCCAGGATATTTATTTGAATAGTCCAGAACAGGGTGTTTATATTGCTAAATATAATAAAGGAGGAGTTATTCAGTGGGCAACTTCAATATCTACTAATTCACCACAAGGACCTATTTACGCTAGATCTGTTATAACTGATGCACACAGTAATATTTACGTTGCTTGTGATAATAACCTTACAGGATTTATAGAAATAAACAAATATAATTCCGACGGTGTTTTAGTTGGTGTTATAAATGTTCCTGTATCTCCTGATCAATTCCTAGGAGATATTAAGGTTGATAAATACGAGAATATCTATATATGTGGATCTTTTGAAGGAACTCTTAACCTTGGAACTTATTCTTTATCGTCTTCTGGTCAGGATGCTGCTTTTGTCGCAAAGATAGACCCATCTTTAAATTTTGTGTGGGCTAAACAGCTTACCACAACAACATATTCTAAAGCTTATGAGCTGGCAGTTCTTAAAGAGGAGTATTTATATTTAACTGGAGTTTTTGACACTCAAATTGATCTAGGTCCTATAACACTAAATGGTTTAGGAAATCCTGATATGTTTGTTGCTAAGTTTTCTACTGGAGACGGTAAGTGTTTATGGGGAGATAGCTTTGCATATGATTCTAGCACTTCATTTGGAAATACATCTATCTGCATAGATCCAAAGGGTCACGTTTTAGTCACTGGATCTTTCGACGGAACTATTGAATCAGAAGGCCAAAAAATAACTTCTTTCCCAGGTGCAACTGACATATTTGTAATTAAGCTTCTTTCTACTGGAAAATTGATGTGGTTAAAAATGTGCGGGGGACAATCAGGAGATACTTCTTATGATATAGAGAGCGATTCAGAAGAGAATGTTTACATAACTGGATCTTATACATCTCCTGCTTATTTTTCCCCTGATGAAATAGAAGCAAGAGGAGGAACGGACATATACCTAACAAAATTCAATAGTGATGGTATATTAGTAGATATAGTTACTGCTGGAGGTCTAAACAATGATTCCGGCGCTGACCTAGTATTAGACAAAGAAGAAAATATTTATATAACTGGATATTTTGAAGGAGAATCCGATTTTTCTCCTTATATTGTTCTTTCTCCTCCTGGTGGATCTTTAGATGCTTTTCTCGGAAAAATACCTAAACAAAGATTCCAAAGTGGATTAAAAATAGGATCTGTACAATCATGGTTAGGATCACACTCATGGTCGTGGAAGGAAGAAAAATTATATAATAAAGAATTTGAGATTCCTTTAGCTACAACAATATTTATAAATCCAATCGATTCATTAATACCTGGTAAAAAGAA